CCGTTCTTATTATTGCAAAGTATCAATATCAAATAGCTTTCGTGGCTGATCAAGAGATAAACTTACTTGCCTGTTTGACTGAGATTATGGTAGAATGTGAATTCAAGTGAAAAATAAAAAGTATCCCCCATTTAAATTAGATTGTTTTGGATTCTTAGGAATATTTTTAATTCTTAATGGAATGGGAGCAGCATTTTTTGTTTATTGTGCTATTATGGAGATTATGAAACAATGACTAAAACTTATACAAAACTAAAGCATCAAGTGAAATCAAGTAGATACTACATCTTTTGGGGTGCTGCTACTGTCGCAGTTATGGCAGGTCAAATTTATGTTGGAAATGGATATCGTCAGATGTCTCAAAAAGTTGGTGATCTCACTCAAATGCTTCAATTTAGATTTGAAATGGACCTGCTAGAAAACAGACGTAAATATTCAAATGGAATACTCCGATTAGATGATCTTGATCCTGATGATTATGTCATTTGGGAAGAAATTAAGTAATGTCTCTTAAATCTCTTAAGACCCCATTAAGATATCCTGGTGGTAAATCAAAAGCAATCAAAACTTTATCACAGTGGTATCCTAAAATTATATCAGAATATCGTGAACCATTTATTGGTGGTGGTTCGATTGCAATTGATATTACAAAATCAAATCCAGACATACCAGTTTGGATAAATGATTTGTATGTTCCATTGTATAACTTTTGGACACAATTAAGGGATAGGGGTGAAGAACTCTCTGAGAGGGTGCGAGAAGAGAAGCAGAGGACGTTAGACGCAGGTGATAGGGATAAGGTAACTGAGAAGGCAAAAGAACTGTTTAATAAGTATAAAGAAGAGATCGATACATATAATGATTTTGAGAAAGCAGTAGCATTCTTTGTAATGAATAAGTGTAGTTATTCTGGTTTAACAGAGAACAGTACTTTTTCACCAACAGCATCCAATTCTAATTTTTCTTTGGTTGGTGCAGATAAATTAAAAGAGTTTTCTGAGTTAATTAAACATTGGAAGATAACTAATATTGATTACTCAGAAGTAATGAAAGCACATGGATCAGATAATACATTTGTATTCTTAGATCCTCCTTATGATATTAAGGATTTTCTATATGGGAAGAATAGAGAAATGCATAAATCATTTGATCACGATAGGTTCGCTGATGACGTTTATAATTGTATCCACAAGTTTATGATTACATACAATGTTAATGATAGACTGATGGAGTTGTATAAGAATTACAATCTTAAAGAATGGAAACTTAGATACTCCATGGCTCATCGTGGAGATAAGGGAACCGATGAAAATGTCAAAACTGAATTGTTGGTTACCAATTATTCTATTGTCCCACAAACCCCAATCGAACTTGCATTATCATGAATTTAAAAAACTACATCAAAGACATTCCAGACTTTCCTAAAAAAGGAATCCTCTTCAGAGATATATCACCTCTCCTAAAAAGTCCTGAAGGTTGGAGTAAAGTCATAACACAATTAGGTCTTTTCTGTGAAGAAATTACTCCTGATATTATTGTTGGTATTGAGTCCAGAGGATTTATTGTTGGAAGTGCTTTAGCAACACAACAAAAAACTGGATTCGTTCCTATCAGAAAGAAGGGAAAATTACCTGGTATACCTGGTAAAGATGTAATAGGTGTAGATTATGCTTTAGAGTATGGTCAAGATACATTAGAGATTCTTGTAGATGCCTTTGACAATAATGCTAGAGTTTTATTGGTTGATGATTTACTTGCAACTGGTGGAACAGTAGATGCTGCTTCAGAATTGATAGAAAGACTTGGTGGTAAATTAGTAGGATGTGCGTTTATAATAGAATTAAATGAATTGAATGGTAGAGAAAATATCCCTAACGTTCCAATCAAATCTTTAATTAGATATGAATAGAACTCTAGAAGATTATTTTTTTATTTCACTCATTCTTTTTGAAGAATTCGTCAAAAGAACTTTGATTGGAATACATAAAATCTATATGAAATTTGATTATTGGAATTTCAATCGCAAATTACCCAAATGACTGAACTTAAAGACTGGTTAAATTCCATCAATTTTAATAAAGAGAATTTGATGGAAGATCCTGATGCAAAGAAAGATTATTCTCCATATATTATCAATCGTTGTTTATCAGGAAATCTTGACTGTATAATGTTTGTTAATGAAATGAACATTAATCATCATCTGGATAAAGATCTTCAATATTCTTTTTATCTAAATACACTTAGGAAAAAGAAGAGATTCAGTCCCTGGCTCCGTAAGGATAAAGTCACAGACCTTGAAATCATTAAACAATACTATGGTTATAGTAACGAAAAAGCCTCACAAGCTTTGAAAATATTAACCCCCGAACAGATTAAATTTATTAAACAACGACTTGATACTGGAGGAATGAAATGACTGTCACGGCTGAGCCTACTGTTCAATGGTCCCAAGACCAAATGGTAGAAGTGGTTTTAAATGAACCAGATGATTTTTTAAAAGTTAGGGAAACCTTAACAAGAATTGGTGTAGCGTCACGAAAAGAAAAGAAACTTTACCAAAGTTGTCATATTTTACATAAACAGGGTAGATACTATATCGTACACTTTAAGGAGCTTTTTGCACTTGATGGCAAGCACGCTAACCTTACTTCTAACGACGTTCAGCGTCGGAATCGTATTACTCGTCTCCTTGCTGATTGGGGTCTCATATCTGTAGTGAAACCCGATTCAGTATCTGACATTGCTCCACTCAACCAAATTAAAGTTCTTGCTTATAAGGACAAGGGTGATTGGATACTGGAGCAGAAATATAATATTGGAAAGAAAGGGAAGACGCAGGAAACCGAATAAAATTATAGGGAGTTCAACACTCCCTTTTTTTATGGTCTGTGCTATAAATATAGTATGGATGCCGAAAGGATCCAAACAACAAAACACTCGCTTTTAAAGGAGGCTATTATGACTAACCTAGCAAGGTATCACGCTGAGAATCTTCCAGAACTTTTCGATAAAATTACTAGAAATAGTATCGGAATGGATGATTATCTCAATCGTTTTTTCAGTGATACGAGAACACAGAACTATCCCCCTTATAACATAGTTCAGGTAAACAATGTGGAAACCAGACTTGAGGTTGCTCTTGCTGGATTCAAGAAAAAAGAAGTTAAAGTTTACACTGAGTTTGGTAAACTGATTGTTGAGGGGAAGAAAGAAGATAAAGAAGATAAAGACTTTGCATTCAAAGGACTTGCTCAAAGATCTTTTGAAAGAGCTTGGAGCATCTCTGATGATACAGAGGTTCAGAAAGTTGAGTTTGAGGATGGATTACTTACTGTTACAGTAGGTAAGATTGTTCCAGATCATCATGCTCGTAAAGACTGGCTCTAAGGAGGTGTATTATGAAACTCACTACTCCATTCAGCGTTATTAAAAACGCTATGAGTGACATCCGCAGGATGCACGACTTCAACTACAATCTTCCCAAAGAAAATTATTGGGAACAAGAATGTAGAAATCATCCGACTAATTCACATTGTTTAGTCTACTGTGACTAAATAATAATGAGTTTGAGATGGATCAGACCCCTTGACAGGGGTCTTTTTTATTGCTATAATATGTCCAAGTTATATTGAAAGTATAGATAATATTGAACATGGAGATATAGACACTCACCATCATTCATTTTAATTATGTCTAAACAACAAAAACTAAAGTTTACCATTAGACAAGACGGTCATGTAACTGAAGAAACTACTGGTTTTACTTCTTCTGAATGTATAGAACTTACTAAACAAATAGAGGAGAAACTTGGAACTTTAGAAACTCGTCAATTTAAACCCGAATTCTATTCTAACAATGTCACACTTCAGCACAATCAAAACGAAAATAAAACACAAACCAGAATTAATTGAAGCATTAGAACTTTTGCAGTATAATGTAGTTCAAGATGTTAACTTGGAAAATCCACTTGATCATGAACATAAACAATGGCAAGTTGATGTTGCTATAGGGGATGATATTGGATTTAAATTAAACAAAGATGGTGTATATGAATTAGTAGCAGATATACAAACTTGGAAAGATCCTATTCCACCAGAAAGATTTCTTGACAAAGTTACACAACAGTATGCTAGAATGACATTGCATAACACAGTAAAGGAAATGGGATTCCAAGTTGAGGATGAATGGGAGATGGATGATAAATCCATACAATTAACAGTTACACGTTGGAATTAAATTATGACGATTAAATTATGTCTCCTAAAATCAGGAGAAGATATTATTACTGATGTTACTGAGATGCGTACTCATGAGGGTGAAGATGGTAGAGTTGTTGGATACTTTTTTGACAAACCTTGTGTTGTGAAGATGAGAAATCCTCAATCACAACAACCTGATGGAAATACCCAGAAGGCAGGATTTGAGGTATCTCTTTTTCCTTGGATGCCTTTATCAGCAGATACTAGAATTCCAGTCACTGCTGATTGGTTAATTACAATGGTTGA